TTTATCTCTGACTCCTGAGGTACTGGACTATCCACCAGTTTTCTATGCCACCAACGGGATCATCGGTCTGTAATGACTTGGTGTAACCTAAGAAGTCCTGCATGTGGTCGTTAATCTCCAGAGCCTCATTCCGAATGTTGCTCAGGAAATCTGGGATGTCGATCCCCAGGCGATACTTATCCCTTTTCATGCAAAACTGTGCAAACTCCTCACGCAGTGGATGCCACTTACAGTTTTCTATAATTGACAATTGACGGAGGGCCACTGCCTTCGGACCCCAAAACTTGGGATTCTGGTAACGTTCGAGGTATCTCAGTCTGCCGAGAGCACGGCACGTAGAATACACTCCCACGCATACCCCACCAACGCGGTAAGCATTATGATGCCATCTTCTGAGGTATACGCAATCTTGGGTCGAAGCATACTGTTTATCCCTATTCATCTCTAGACCATGCGACGTGTATGCTTTGACAACATCCTCCACAGTGATTCCAGGGTAGGTCAACACCCCATCATCGCCAAGACACTGTGAATTCGGGTTTAATGTGGCACCACAAGAAAGAGCGGCTTCATACTGAAGCGCCCTATGGGCAAGGGTCTCGTCGCAGTTCGTGCCTCCAGAACCAGATCCCATACCATGTGGGCCAAAACGTACTTTCCCAAAGTCATATGCTAGAGGTATCATATACTTAATTGGAAATACGTCTCTCAGCCATCCCGTTGCACCCTGAGGAGTAAGAAGCGATCTGAGCACAGTTTCAGCTACGTTCTGTAACTCAGGGTTAAAGTGCTGATCAAATTTGCTGAAGTCTGTACAGACAACAAGATCATCACTGGCTTTAGAATCGAACATAGCAGTGATTCTCTCATCAACCGATTCCATGCTAACCCAAGCTGGAACCAAATTAAATCTCTGGGCGGATTCTATAAATGGTTGATAGCAACGTAGCTCTTCAATGTTAACCATGAGGGGAAACATCCAAACAACTCTCTGCTTAACATCGTCTACATCTTCTCCGCCTTCCTGTCCTCTCCAGCCTAGCACAGCAGCTGCACGCCAGGGGACGTCACGCAGTTGCTGAACCACCTCCGGGCCGGATGTGAAGACATACCCGGGTAGTGTGCCTCCGATGACAGAATCCCGCTTCTTGAAGAAGGGTGACCCGGAATTAGTGTTCTTCTTCATATATCGCCAAGTGTTATTGGCGCTGCGGATGCGTAGACCGCCAAGTCTAGCAAACTCGTGGATAACGTTAGTTACCGCTCGGTCGTCCACGGGCTTTGATGGAAGGAGAATACCATCATAGTAAGAGTCTATATCCTTCATGCGCTCGGAAAGCGGTTTCATGATGGACATAGGCCCGACCTTGTTGGCGAGGTCCATCTCAAATTCAAACAACGAAGGCCACTTGTTGTTGATCGATTCGAGGACGGACTTCCATTCTCCTAACATTTGTTTGGTTGACTCACCTTTGGCGAAAGGTGTGTCATAGACTTCTGACTGTCCTGCAACAACACGTTGAAAGTAAGCCCGAAGTCCTGGGTTGTTACTAGTAAATGCACGATCGAAATATCGACTGGCAGATACTTCGTAACGACTTGTTGCTTTCTTCACCGTAAAGCAACCTCCTTTCAGAAAATTGTAAAATTTCGTTTTCAGATAAAACGAACAAACTCC